CAAGAGCATCGACGACATGGTTGCCGGCGCCCAGAAGATGGCAGCCGACCTGAAAGCCGCAGCCGACGAGAGAGACGCGCTGCAAAAGCTGGTGACCGAGCTTGAGGCCGCTATCAAGGCCGGCCGCGTGCTCAGCGCTGCGAACGAAGAGAAGATTCGCGCAGCCGTCGCGTCGCTGACCGAGGTGCTCGCACAGCTCGAGCCCGTCCCGACGGAGCAAGACAGCATCGACCTCGACGCCATCAAGATGGGCGACGAGGTGACCTTCGACTTCGGTGCAGCGGCGCCGGCCGGGGGCAACTGATCGCAAACAAGGTTTCCCGGCTGTCGCCGGCAACCAGGAGAGGACCATGCTGAAGAAGGAACTCGAAGACCTGATCAAAGAAATCGCCGGTGGACTGCTTGCGGAAGAGCGCAAGAAAGCCGAGGCGGCTGCGGCCGAGGCGGCCAAGAATGCGCCCGTCGCGCGCCAATACAACGTCGGCGCCGGCCAGGCAGCCGCGAGTCTCGACGGCAAGGACGCCGAGAAGGGCGCCAATAACGTCGGCACGCTCCTGCGCTACGTCGCCTGCGCCAAACGCGACGGCGTCCAGCTCCTCGACTACGCCAAGCGCCAGAAGAACAAGTTCATGATCGGCGAGATCGAGAAGGCCATGGGCGAGAGCACGATCGCCGGCGGCGGCGCGATGCTTCCCGGGACCTTCGCCGATGAAGTGATCGAACTCCTGTCGGCTGCCACCATCGTCCGCAAGGCCGGTATTCAGGTGGTGCCAATGAAAGGCAGTTACACTCAGTCATACGTCAGCACCGGCTCGACGGCATACTGGGTAGGCGAGAGCACCAATATCACGAAGAGCCAGCCCGCCCTCGGCCAGCTGCAGCTCTCTGACAAGAAGCTCGCGGCGCTCGTCCCGATCAGCAACGACCTGCTGCGTAGCGGTGGGCCCCGGGCCGACAACGTCATCCGCAACGACCTGATCCGCTGCATGCGGCTCAAGGAAGATGCGACGTTTATCCGCTCGCTGGGCACTGAAAACGAGCCCCGTGGCCTGCGCGCCTGGGCGACCCTCGCGGACATGATCGAGCACGGCACCGCCGCGTGCAACACGCTCGCGAAGATGGTCCTCGACGTCAACATGTTGTTGACCAACCTCATGGCCAACGACGTCCCGGTCGAGAATTGCTTCTTCATCCTGTCGCCCCGCAGCTATCGCCAGGCCAACGCCTGCACCGACCTCGCCGGCACGTTCGTGTTCCGCCAGGAGATGGCGGGCGGGAAGTTCTGGGGCCTGCCGTACTTCGTGACCTCGCAGATCTCCGACGCGATGAGCACGGACCAGAGCGAGATTTATCTCTGCTCGAAGGAATACCCGATCATCGCCGAGAACGAGACCATGATCGTCGACGTGTTCGACCAAGCCTCCTACTACGACGGCTCGAGCGTCGTGAGCGCGGTCAGCCGGGACGAGACGGTCATGCGCGCCATCTCGCTCGAGGACTTTGGCTGCCGTATGCGCGGCAAAGAAGTCGCCATGCTCGACCAGGTCGAGTGGGGTCTGAGCGCATAGTTGAGGCGAACCCCCAACCCTAGCCGCCTCGTTTGCGGGGCCAGAGACGCACGATGATCACACCGATGACTGACGCCGGCAGGCAACTGGACGCAGCGATAGCCGGGTATTCGCAGGACGCGGCCGGCGTCCCGGCTCTCGTGACGACCGGCGGCGTTGACATCGGCGCAAAGACAGTGGCTGCCGCCGGATATTCGAACGTAGCCGGTGTGCCCACGCTGGTCGTTGCCGGAGGCGCTGGTGACGGCATCGAAGTGGTGAGCGCATATGTCGACCTCGGGGCGACGATCAAGGAAGTGCTCAACGCGGTTGTTGGCTGGTGCGCAGCGCTCACCGCGGCGAAGACGCTTTCGCTCAACGTGGACATCTACGACTGTGCGACGTCTGGCGGCGGTTACACGAAGTTCGGCGACACCCTGTCGACCGGAGTGGTAAGCACCGGTGCCGGCAACAAGTCCGGTTCGCTCGTGTTGCCGATCTCGACGACTGGGATCAAGCGGTACGTCAAGCTCTATGTGACTCCTGAGCTCAGCGCCGATAACACGGATACGGCATTTTGGACTGGCTCGATTATCAGCGAGGACTCTCCGGCCATCGCTGACTCTGCGATGCTCACCGGCCCCGCTGTCGACTGTTTCGGCTATTCGTCCGGCGGCGCCGGAGTGGCCTATGCGGCGGCTCTCGCCGAGGCCGCAACGCTGAAGCTGACCATCGCGCTCGAGGAGTCCGATAGCGAGCTCACCGGGTACACCGCGGTCGCGACGCTGAATGCCGGAGCGGTGGCGGTTGCCACGGGCGGTAGCGGTGGCACCAATGAGAGCGGGATCCTTGGCTACCCGATCAACTTCTCCGCGCACAAGCGCTGGATGCGCCTCAAGATCACGCCGGTGCTCAGCGGCACGACACCCGACAAGTGCATGCTCATTCCCGTCTTCACCTTCGGCGGCTCGGCCACGGTGCCGACCACATCCGTTGAACCAGTTTAGCCGCCGCGAGCGGCCAGGAGATTCCCGATGCTCAATCCAGTTACCGACCTCGACGCCCACGTGAAATGTGTCTGCGCCGGCGCCTCGGCCTATGGTGCGGTGCCCGCCATCCTGACTGCAGGCGGCAACGGCGACAACACCAAGATCACCGGTCAGTATTTCGACCGCGCCGGCTATGATTCGATGGTGCTCGCCATCGCCGCGTTTGCCAATCTGACCAACACCAAGCTGCTAACGTTCGCCGTCGAGATGGTCGAATCTGACGATCATAGCACGTGGAGCAGCCCGGCCGAGGTCGTGCAGGCAGCAACCACATTGTTGATCGCGACGAGCTCCACGGTGTTCTGGGGCTCGACCCAGATCGCCGTGGACCTCAAGAGTCGCAAGAAGTATGTGCGCTTCGACATCACGCCGAACCTGGACGCGAGCGGCACGGACACGGCGTTGTGGACGGCCGTGGGCGTTCTCGGCGGCGCGCAGATCCTGCCCGCGGTCTAGCCCGCTCGCGCTCGAGCGCAGCACCCACCCCTCATTAGGAGGCCGCCATGGCCCGACAAAACGTCACCTTTGAAAAGAGCTGGCATTCCTATTTCCCAGGCGACACCATCGCGTTTCCGCAGGCGACTGCGGAGCAACTCATCCGTGACAAGTACGCGCGCCCCTATGGCCCGCCTGTGACGAAAGCCATCGCGGTTGAGCCCATCATACCAGCGCCGGCCATGAGCCTCGCGGACAAGGTCGAGCTGGCGAAGATGGAAGCGGAAGACGAAGCGAAGGCCAAGGCGGCCGCCGAGAAAACCAAGGCCGACAAGGCGAAGGCCGACAAGAAGAACGGCCGAAAGTAGAGGCGTCCCATGACGCTGCCAGTGACGGCGCTGCTTGATTGGGCGAACCTCGTCGGCGAGTTCGGCACCGTTGCCGCCGAAGACCGTACCCACATCGAGCGATTGTGCAAGTCCGCGAGCTCGTTCGTGGAGCGCTACTGCCATCGCGTCTTTTCGTACGACGCCGCCATTGTCGAGTATCAGGCCGGCTATGGCACGGCGCACCTCGTGCTCGAGCGCACGCCCGTCAAGTCCATCACGTCGATCACCGTCAACGGCTCGACCCTGAGCTCAAGCGATTATTCAATCGCCAGCGCCGACGCCGGCTTGATTTGGGCCAGTGGCGGTTGGCCGTGGACGGCTCTAATTCGCGGCGGTGACATCGCCGGCGATGGCGCGCCGGACAGCGAGGAAAAGTCCATCGTCGTGACGTACAAAGGCGGCTATGTGTGCCCAGGCCAGGTGACCGCAGGCCCGCCCGCACTCACGCGCGACCTGCCGGATGAGATCGAGGACGCGGTCATCCAGCTCGTGGTCGCCCGTTTTGCTGGCCGCGGCGTCGATCCTCGCGTGCAGAGCGAGAAGACCCTGAGCTCGTCGGTGAGCTACTTCGACCGCGAGATACCCGCGATGGTCGCGTCATTGCTGGCCCCGTATCGCCGTCTGGTGCAGGCGTGAACCTCTCCGGCCGCATGATCCACACGATCTACGTGGCCGCCTATTCCGGCGTCGACGGCTCCGGTCAGTCCACGTATGCGACGAAGCGCGCGGTCAAGTGCCGCGTCGAGAGCGCCTTCGCAACGGTGCGGTCTCCCGACGGCACCCAGATCGAGGTCAACCACAAGATCGTCACGTACGAGGCCATCGGGCAGCAGGATCGAATCTGGCTCCCGGGCGCAGACTCCACCCTGACGAGGGCATCGAAGCGCCCAGCGGCAATCGCGAGCGCAACGCCGCTGGCGGGCGGACAGACGCTCTACGAGATAGCGCTGTGAGCGAAGGGTTCACCGTCACCGTCCGGGGCATCGAGGAAGTGCTCAAAAAGCTCTCCGAGAAACAGGACAAGATCAAGGGCGCCATCGCCGCGGCGGTGTATCAGGAGGCGCTCGACCTGGAGGCGCGCTCGGTCAAGCAGGTGCCCGTCGACTACGGCACGCTGCGCAGGTCGCATTACGTCGCGCCTCCGGACAATCTCAACAACCCGACAGCCCAGGCGGGATATGGCACCGATTACGCCGTCTACGTCCATGAAAAGACCGAGGTGCACCATGAGCCGCCCGGCAAGGCGATGTACCTGAAAGACCCGCTCGACGAGACGAAGAACGGCTACAAGGAGCGCCTCGCCAAACGCGCCAAGCAGAACCTCGAGGCCGGCGTCACTCTCTCCAGCGTCGCGAAGACAGCGCCGACTTCACCGAGCAACGAAGGTAGCGGCCACAGAAAAGAGGACAAGGCGCGCGGCGGCACCGGCAAGGGCCCGAGGTTGAAACTGACATGAGCACGGAACCAGAGACAGCGTTGCGCGATTACCTGGCGTCCGCAGGTCTCGGCCTCACCGTCGCGACCAATCTCTTTCAGGGTCCAATGCGCCCGGCGAGCGGAGCGCAAGAGGCCACGTGCGTGTACGTGCTCCAGACCGGCGGGCCCGCCCCGCAGGACGAGCTCGGCACCGGCAAGGCGATTGTGCCCTACAGCGTGCAGGTGCGCGTGCGCAGCGCCACCGGCGAGTATGTCAACGGCAGGACGCTCGCCAAAGCCGTGTGGGCGGCCTGCCACCAAGCCGCGATCACCGGCTTCTTTGGCATCTCAGTGCAACAGGCCGGCCCGATGTATCTCGGCGAGGACGAGGACGGCCGCTCGCAGTGGTCTTTCTATGTGACGATGAACGCCCACGAGCAGTTCTGATTGCGCACCAAGCGCCGCCATCATGGCAAAGCACTCCGGCCGTCATGCACAGTGGCGACACGAACAGGAGTGAGCCATGGGTACCG